AAAAAGATTTTAAAAACAATGAATTAATTTGAATAGATAAAAAAGATTCAAAAAAAATAATAAGAATAAATTCAACTATTTTTGTAAATGTAAATAATCTTTATTTATCATTAAAAAAATATACTGATGATATATTATTAAAAATATCATTATTAGTTGATAAAAAAACAAATATAAATGATGATAATAGAAAAGAATTTGAAGAATTAAAAAAAAAATATATTTTATTTAAAAAAAAAATAAAAGAGATAAATAATATTAATAAAAATTTTTATAAAAATATTAATAAATTAATAGATGAAAAGATTGACAAAACATATAAATTAGATAAATATTATCAAAAAAGAATATTAGAATATTCAAAAATAGAAGTTATGATAACTGAAAAATTAAAAAATGAATTATTAATCTTATTTAAAAAAAATAATAAAAAAATAAAAAATGATTCAGTAATTAAAAATATAAGTAAAAATAATAATATACCAGTAAATGAAATAGAAAAATGGTTTGAATGGATAGAAACAACATATTTATATATATTAAGCAAAAATGAAGTTAATAATATTGAAATACAAATAAAAGAAAAAGAAAATGAATATAATATAAATATGGAAAATATGATTATAAAAAAACCAGAAATTAAAGAATAATTATATAATTATATAATATATGTTTAAGTTTACAAATTATATTGATGCTAAATCATTTTTTATAGCTTTTGCAATAGGTATTTTTATATTTTACATATATGCACCACCTAAGAAAATAGTTATTAAATGGCCTAATCCAGAAACTTCTGACAGAATAGTTTATAAAGATCATTCTGACAGCTGTTATAAATTTAAAGCAGATGAAATAAAATGTCCTTCTGATAAAAGTAAAATTAAAGAAATAGAAGCACAATATGTAGATTCAGAATAGATTCAGAATATAAATTAACAGAGAATGACACTTTTTCTTTAAATTTTAAGATTAATATATTATCTTTTATAAAAAAATAATATATTTATTTAATATAGAAATGGATAAATCTCTATTTAGTAATCCAACTACAAGAATTATATTAGGAATATTATGGGGATTTGGATTAGCTTGTATATTCAGATGTGCATGTAATGGTAGAAATTGTGTTATATTTAAAGCACCTCGACCAGCTGATATAGTAAATAATATATATAATTACAATGAAAAATGTTATACTTATAAAACAGTAACAACAAAATGCACAGATGATGCAATACAGAATTAATATTATTTTTCTTTTATATTTTAAGAAAATATTCTAAAAATATAATTATATTTTTAATATCTAAAAACAATATCTAAAGATAATATTTAAAAACAATATCTAAAGACAAAATATATTCTAATTAATGGAATAGAATCGGGTCTAAAGAAATGCTACTATACCCTAACTCTCTTTGATGAAATAGGATGGGTCTAAAGGCAACCTAGGTTCCCTAATTGATGGAATAGGAGGGATCTAAAGAGAACCTAGGTTCCCTTTTTTGCGTAAAATAACTTAAAATATTTTCACAATGAGATTTATATAAAAATGGATAAAAGCACACCAATTTCTAGTTTAAATAAAACAGATGATTCAGAAGTTGTAAATGATATATTAGAAAAATATAATAATCTACAGGGTGAAAATAAAGCTAAAGATCAAAATAGTAATTTAGAAGATAAATTTGAAAAAAGAGATTTAAATAAAGAAGTTTATAACTTAACATCTGAAAATGTTGCATATCAACAACATCTTAATAAAGAAAAAAAAAGAGTTAAAGAATATAAAGAACCGGAACATTATACAGAAGAAGAAGTTTATGAAGAATATGAAAATTATGATACTAATGATGAAGAAGAACAAGAAGATTTAGACAGTTTAGATAGTGTAGAAGAAATTCCTCTCTGGAAAAAATTTGTAAATGAAATAAGAATACCTATTTTTATATTTATTGTAACCATTCTTTTATCAAATTCAATTGTTCAAAAAATGTTAATTAAAAAAATACCTTATTTAGGTAATCAATTTAATGAAACTAATTTATATGGATTTTTATTAATAGCATTTTTAATTGCTATTATATCTTATATTTTAATCCGATTTATTAGAATTTAATCAAATAAATTAATCTTTTATTATAGTATAAGTATAAATGAAAATACCTAAACTAAATTATTTTAATGTTAATTTTACTAAAAAACAATTAAAAATAATATTAATAACAATTATTGTTTTAATTATAGCTTTATTATTTCGTAAAAAAATATTTTTCATAGTAGAAAAATTAATTGTATTTTCTATTATTTTTTTAATTATCCTTACTTTAACAAAAAATATATTTATATCTGCTATATCTTCTATTATAATCTTTTTACTAATAAATATAGCAATAACTTATAGCAAAACAGTTGAAAATTTTGCAGATGATATAAAAAAAATAGATACCAAAGATAGTGATACCAAAGATAGTGATACCAAAGATAGTGATAACAAAAATAGTGATACTAAAAAAAGTGATACCAAAGAAAGTTTAAAAAATCTTTTATTAAGTAATGATGCACCATTAATTGATCTTTCATTATTTAATACCGATAAAGTTAAATCATCTGCGGCTAACTTACAAAAAGTTGCTTCTCAATTAGCTGGAAAAATAGAGTTAAAAGAATCAGATACCGTTGAAACCGATAAACTTGGTTTAAACGATAAAAAAATAGAAAAATATTCAAATAATGACATTCCAAGCCCTTTACAACAGGCTCAAAAAGAAACTTATGAATTAATTAATACAGTTGCAGCATTGAAAGATACACTAACAACAATGACACCTGTATTAACTGAAGGAAGAAAATTAATGGATATGTTTCAAAACTTTAAATTATAAACCATTTTATATCTCTACTGGTACACAATAATCCAAGTCAGATGAATAATAAGCGTATTTTAATCCATATTTTTTAATACACCGCTCAATAACGCTTGCACATCTCTTACATGGCTTTGAATTCATTACAAGAGGATTACTTTCATGGCTACCCCATCTAACAACGTATAATTTTGCTCCATTTAACTTTGCAGGATCAACATTCCGTATAGCATTTACCTCTGCATGAACAGACTTGTTCTTTTCAAATTTATCATAATAAGTATGATGCTCTCTTTTATATAAAAAAATTTCTTTATTAAATCCAGTTGATATAGTATTTCCTTTATTATCAACAATAACACATCCATGTTTACTTCGCATAGTGCTTTTTTTTGCAATATTTAATGCCTGTGTTATTATCTCCTGTTCATTTTTATGCATTTGAATTACTTAATAATTATTAATTTAACTAATTCTTTAAATTATTCTAATTTTTTAATCAATTTTATTATTTATATATATATTATATATAATATGAATTATAATAATTTTATAATAGGAATTATTCTTTTAGCTATTCCATTAATACTTTTAATATTATGTTATCGTCGTTCTGTATATCAATATTGTAATAATAATATAAAATGTGATTATAATAAATTTGTAAATAATTTAAATAAATTAGAAGAAAAAAAAGAAAATATTGAACATTTTTTAGGATGGTGGGCAACAAAAGATGCTAATAATAATAATATTACAATTCCTCCTACTCCTCTAAATCTAACAAAATCTATAGGAAAAGAAGATATAAAATTATCAAATAAATTTCCACCATTAGAAGGAGATACTGATTTTAAAGATGCCGATAATAAAGATTTATTAAAAAATATAGGTGCAGAACCTATAAATAAAAATATCGTATCTGGAGTAAATGATAAAAGTAGTTTAGAAGGTATAAATGGTTTATATAAAAATGTTGACATAAAAAAAGATAATAAAGAAATAAAATCATCATCTGTAGATATTAAATCTTTATTCTCTAAATGTAATTTCTTTAATGAAAAATGTCCTGATAAATATCATCAACTAGGAAATTTTGCTATTAATGGATCATCAAGTAATATGACATTAACATGTGGTAATGTACAAAATGTTAAACCAGCTAAAGCTATTGCTAGAATTAAGAATGGTTCTATTTATGAAATTGATATTGTTGATCATGGACATGGTTATTTTCCTGATAAACCACCTAAAGTAACAATTAGTTCAGGAAATGGTCACGGTGCAACTGCAGAATCAATTGTAGATGATAATGGATTTTTAAAAATTATTAATGTGATAAAACCAGGATATAATTATACAGAAACTCCTGATATTATTATTGATTCACCATATATGAATAGTTCTTGCTTTTTATGCTGTAAAGATGAATAAAAATACCTTATCTAATAAATAATAAAATTTAAATAAAATGATTCTAAATAAATATATTAATTATATTTATAAATGAAAACAAATAAACATAAAAATTTTATTATTTTAATTGTTTTTGTTGTTATTTTTATAGCGTATATTATAACAATTTATTATCTACAAAATAATTGTATACAATGCAAAATAAATAAAGAAGATTATAATAATGATTATAAAAAAGAATATGATCCAAATTATGTAATAACAAATGATAGATCTCAGATAAATAAGAAACCTTTGCGAAATAATAAACAATCCAAAAGAAGAATTAATAGGGATGATTTAGATAATTATGATGATCCAGACGATTATGACAGCCCAGATGATTATGGAGACAGAGATGATACTCAACAATTTCCTCCTAAAAATACACCTATTATAATAAATAATCAAACACCTGATGTTATACAACGTTCTCCTAAACAAATAAATGCGTTAGATAGAGTATATAATCCATTACGTTATCCTTACAAAAGTGATTACTTCTATGATCAAAGTTGGTATCCAAATTTGAATTTACCATTCCAAGTTATTGGAGGAGGTTATAGAAATAAACCAACTTTAGGTGGTACTCAAATTCCTATTTATAATCCACCAGTACCAATAAATATTAGTAATGATAATATTGCACCAGTATATATTTCTACTCGTGGACCATTAGGTGAACCACAACAAGTTGGCGTTATTTATAAAATAAATGGTAATGACAACGATGTTTTACCATTATATGGAAGAAGAAAATACCCAAGTGATAATATATATGAATATTATACTTTAATGGGAAATTTTGGGGTAAAAGTACCAGTTATAACAAAAAATAAAAGAGATGAATTAGGATCAAACGATGTTGTTTTTATACAAGGCAGAGCAGATCCTTATAGAGTAACTATTTATAAATCAGATATGCCAAGTTATATTCCTTATTTATAAACCATCTATAAAATTTTCTATATAATTGTTTACTTTATAATAAACTTTCATGATATATTTGTTTAAAATATATAGAAATAAAATAATAAATATAATAATAAATGTTAGATAATACCAATTCATATAATATATTATTTATTTTTATTTAGAATAATAAAAATAAAATTGTAGAAAATAAATGAGATAAGCTGAAATATGATCGATGTAAAGAAAATTAGTATAAGATAAAATAGGAGGGTTGTAAAGAATGCGTGAAGCAACTGGGTTCCCTTTGATGGAATAAGAGGGTAAGATGGAATAAGAGGGGTTGTAGGGTGTGCGAAGCCACTAGGTTCCCTCGGAGGGAATAGGAGGGTAAGATGGAATAGGAGGGTATCGTAGGGAACCTTAGGTTCCCTCGAAGGTTCCCTCGAAGGTTCTCTGCGGATTAGACTTCAACATTTTTAATATGATATATTTCATTCTCTTTTTCTAAAGCCATTTGACTACCATCTTTTGGAAAAACAAATTCATATAATTTCTTTGCATCCATTTTTTTATTAATATCTGTATTTCTTATTTTGCTACTAGTTCCATATACATCATAGTTTTGCGTAAATTCTGGATATCTATCATAATTATAGCCTATCATTGGACCAGTTTGTGAATTTAATGGTCCGGCAATACTAAATTCATTTGTTGCATTATATAATTTGTTAAAATAATCTTCTGAATTAAGCGGTGGATATTGATAACCAGGTGGTGGTAATACACCTTCTTCTTGAACTAATTCTATTCCACTTTGAATTTTCCTTAGATTTTTAAGATGATTATAAGTTAATTGATCTTCTTTATCTTTAAAAGTATATAACCAATTAATATAATCTTGTAAAGTCATATTGGGTGGATAATTCAACATAAATATATTTAAATCTACTGATGACATATCGCGTGGATCGGCATAGTTTGTTGATCCATATGTGCAAACAGTATTTCTTCCATCTTTTTGGTGAACATGATCTTTTAGACAAGTTTGAATTTTTTTCTGATCAACTTTCCACTCTTTATATTTATCTTCATTATCTTCTTTAAATCCAGAAATTCTTGCATCTTTATTCATTTGATTATAAAATTGACTATCAAATTTATGAAACTCTTCTTCACTTTCACTAATTATATCAGATTCTATATTATTATTATTTATTGTAGGAATTTTTTTTATATTTAAATCATCTGAATAAGTTATTATTTCAGCCTTAATATTTGAAAAATTTTCTTTTTTATCTTTTATTTTTTCTAATCGATTATCAATCAAATTAACTAAAGATAATCCAAAAATATATGCAATAATGATTGTAAATATAAAAATTATTACAAAATAAATGATATTACTTAATTTCATTATATAATTTGTATATATATTAAAATCGTTTTATAATCTAAAAATAAATTATAAATAATATATAGAAATGACAGATACAAACAATTTATCACAATTTTCTGTTTCTGATAAAGTTATAAATGATGTTATAAATAAAAATTCCTTATTTATTGATATTAATGGTACAGTAAGTATTTGTCAAACTAAGTGCGGTCAAGAAATATTAAACTGTAACGGAAATGATATTCAATTTAATACTATGACAAATTATGGAAAAATGCTTTCGTTAAATCCAGTTAAAAATAATAAATGTAGCGTAAAATTATCTTTAGATAGTAGAAATGAAATTATAGATGAAAGTGGTAGTGCATCATATACATTTGAAAAAACATTTATTACACTTCCATCGATGCATAAATTAAATCAAAAGAGCTTTGATATGGAAATATATAATATTTTTTCATCTAAACAAAATAATGGTGAAAATTTATATGTATGTTTATGTACTCTTGTAAATGGTGTTGATAATTTAGATACATCTAACGAGAAATATATTCAGTATAAATTATTAAATGAATTATTTACTAATAATAAAATTCCTGAAAAAGGAATAACAAATGATATTAATGGAAAACTAAGTCAAATTGATTTAAATCATTTAATTCCGTCTAAAGGAAAAAAAAGTTTTTATCAATATAATCATCCTGATAATATAGCAGTAAACTTTCGAATATTTGATAATCCATTAAATATATTAAATTCTGTTATAGCTAATTTAAAAAAATCATTATTTAATGAAAAAACTTTTGAATATAATAATTTTGTTAATTCTTTAAAGAATAATATTAATCCAAAAAAAGGATTATATTTTTTTTATACAAATGATTTATCAGAAACTTATAAAAACTATGCAATTAATAATAAAGAAGAATTTAAACAAAATGATGATAATAAACAAATTGAAGAAAGTAAAATAGAATCCAATAATAAAAAAAGTTTTGAAAAATTAGATATTAGTAGTGATAAAGATTCGGAACCAGATCCCCAAAAATTAAATGAAAAGTTTGATGATGCATCAGATAAAGAACAATTAAGAAAATCAAATAAGGCAGTTAAAGATAGTATTGATTCTACAAATAAAAATTATAACGAAGGAATTATATCTAATAATACTTTTCCAACAAAACCTTTTGTAACAAATACTTATTTAATTATTTCATTAGCTTTTTTAATTATTTTTAATTATATTACTTATATTCTTTCCTTTTATTATTACAATAATTTTTCATTTGAATGGTATAAATTTGATGATTTTAGAAGTATGACAACTAGTGAAATTCAATTATTTTTATTAGGAATCGGATCTAATCCTGAAATTTTAAAATTATTACATTGGAAAATATTATATTATCTATTTTTTTTTATAAAAATAGTGTTTGTTATTTCATTAATAATTCTTATTGGATTATATATTAATGATATTGGACCTATAAAAGAAACAGTAACTGCTTTATCTTTTTTTGTATTATTATTTTCTATATTAAGTTTTGCATTTATTGTATTATGGTCAAAAGATAGAAGCATATTAGGTTTTGATTATATTGTTAGTAATAAAGATAACTTACTTTTTACTGATTATTTTTGTAAGAAATTATCTTTATCAGAAAAAATTATATTTACTTTTACTGGAAGATTAAATGATATGAATATAAATAATTTTATAAATGAACAAAATGGAGGAAGTAATACACAAGAAGAAAAAAGACCAATTATACCAGGAACAGATGATTATAATACAATTGAACCAAAATCAATTAATAATACCTATAATCCAATAGAAGGATTAAAATCAATATTTGGAATTAGTAAGAGTGAAACTAAAAATAATGTCAGTATTTGGTGGTATTTTATTATATTTGCAGTTGTTTTTGGAATGTATTTTTTAGGCGGAATTATATTAAAAGTATTAGATAATTCATATAAGAATAATACTTTGGATGTAGGTATTTTTGTAATATTTATTTTATTAATTACTTTAATTCATTTTATAGTACCTTTATTTAATTTTTGGAATATAATTGTTTTTGGAAATAATGCTAATAAAGTTTCAGGATTATCATTTTCAAAGGAAGAATTCAATGCTGCTTCTCAGACTATTAATGAAGTAAAAAATAATAATATTAGATCTAAATTACAAAAAGAATATAATGATTTAAAGAATAAATATGATGAACTTCAAGATAATCTGTTATTTTTAAAAGATAAATATCAAGTATTAAAACCAGATGAACAAAATTTAGTAATGGAAATTAAGAAATTATTAAATATAATTAATAATTTAAAAGAAAATGAAAAATTTAGTAAAAAAAATATTATTTTAGAAAAATTGAGAGATCATATAATTTAATTTATTTTATTTTTTTATTTATTTTTTTATAATTTATATATATTATATTACTATATGCTTAAAATAACTATATTTTTAATATTATGTATAATTATTTTATATTTTATTTATATATATTTTTATAAAAAAAATACTGAGCATTTTACTTCAGAAGAAGAAGAAACTATATTATATTCTGAAGAAGAAAAATTATATCAACCAGAAGAGGAAAATGTATACCAACTACAAGAAGAGAATATATACCAAGCAGAAGAGGAAAATTTATATCAGCCACAAAAAGAGAATAGATACCAACCAGAAGAGGAAAATTTATATCAGCCACAAAAAGAGAATAGATACCAACCAGAAGAGGAAAATTTATATCAGCCAC